TCATGATTTCTCCCCTTTTTTTATTTCGTCGAGATATTCTTGTAACTTGCGACGTTCAGACTCTGTCAGCTCATTAGGACGCATCATAAAAAAGGAGTTTCGTCCGATCCTAATGCGCCTATCAGCAAACTGCTTTACTCGTTCCCAGTGCATACAGGCGGACGGAAGTAAAATATAGCCCATGCGATTTACGATGTCTTGCGCGATTTCAAGCTGTTTGAAAAAATAGAATTTCTGTGTGATTTTCGCGAACTTCACAACCGGTATCGACGGAAAATGATACAACAATGTACGCGGATCTTTATCTTTATAGTGCTCCGGCACCAGTGAGTAGTTCACGGGCAGCCCTCCTTACGGTTTGACGCGATTTCTCATGTATTTCCTCAAGAGTCCTGAAAAATTCGTTCCCTTCTCGTTCGGTAGACGGCAACGGAAACCCTAGCACCATTGTGTCTGTGTCATATAGTCCGAGTTTAAATATTTTCTTCGCCTTCCACATCGGCAAAAACTGTTTATGCATAAATTCACCTGTCTGATAATCCGTAAAATGGATTGCAAAACCGCGGTCGCCAATCTTTCGGACATTAATCAAAACCTCGACGATCTGCCGGATGCGACTGTCCACGTTGTTGATTGACGGCGAGCAATATATTTGTACGCTCTTCATTTTTCGCGTAAACATCATAACTTCTGTGGCGATCGTCGCGCCGTATTTCGACCATTTGCGGTTTGAAAACGCCATTTGCGCTTCGTCCCAGCAACAAATGCTGCCTTGCGCTTCTGCTACCTTATACCAGTCGGTATAGTGTTCAAGAGGAATCGAATCTTTCAAGCCGTAGTTTGAAAAAAGTTGAATATCACCGCCACGCGCACGCACCTTTTCACGCCAGTGATGAGCTAAAAGCGACATCATCAATGTTTTCCCAGCGCCGAGCGGACCTTGTATGAAGAAATGATGTGCCACTACCGTTTCCCTCCCTTCTCAACGCCATTCGGCGCGACAATGACCGGCTTCGGCGGTTTAGGAATAAGCGCTTCGATTGTATCAATGTAATATTGCGGATCAGCGACAAGAACCTTACCTTGCATGATAAAGTTGATAATTTCACGATACGGATCGGTTTTTCCATGCAAGTATTTATTCCTCGAAAGACTTTCGAGCAGCAAAATCGCTTTAATTTGCCACTCTTGCAGCTCTTGCGCCTTTGTCGTCATTTCTTCGAGGACTTGTTTGACGTCCGATATGTGCTGCACTTGCGGAAACAAGTCATCGGAAATGACGCTTTGTAACTTTTCGGCATTGCTTTGCATCACGATCCTCCTCCGCAGCTGGAAATGCCAATAATGATAAACGCAAAGAACACAAGCCCGAATAAAAGGATTTTTGTCATATCAAGTTGGCTTGGTGGCTCTGGCGGACGATAAGACGTGATTTGTCGCAGTACGATACTTTTTTCTAGCTCTGCCAGGCGTTGTGTTTCCTGTACCGACCGCGACGGAGCGCGATAGAAAAAGTGTCGTCCCTCAGGTCCAGTCGTAATCTCACAGTCATGTATTGGCACTTTATATTTGCCTGTCACATACACTGCACCGTCGCGAATTTCGTCAATACGCTGTATATCACTCGTTTTTTGTTCGTCGTCAAACACAATCAATATGTCGTTTGTCCCTGGAAAAAACTCGTCCTTTTCCTTTTTCTTTAGCAATCCCATCAGATTACCGCCCTTCTTTGCTGTTTTTTCGCTTTTCTATTTGAAAATTGAACAATTTTCCACCCAAGAAATGCAATAACACCCACGCCGGCCGCAGCGCCAGCGCCTAGCGTAAACATATAGAAAAACGCATCTACCACCATTTCACACCTTCTTTCAGACTGTAATATAGGCGCATAACTGACCTGAAAATCAGCAATGATCCTAAAATGACCACGGAGGCTAGCGCTGATGAAACGACAAGCTGCCAGGCTGTTGGCAAATCTCCGAATACCGATAGGTATTTTCCGACATTCAGCCCTTGTGCTGTTAATTGTCCAACAGCGCGAAGCTTCTCTATACCCATATCTAAAAATGTGATCGGGGGATTGAAAATTTTATCAATGAAACTGTGTATGGCCTCTTTAATGTTCACATCAATCTCCCCCTACTCTGATCGACGACAGCAACTTGATCGCTGCCACAGCCGTAAACATCCACAAAATAAAAAGTAATATATAGGCGATTGGCTCCAACTTCAAAGGCTGCATCGCCGCAAAAATCTTGCCTAACATTTCAGAATAGCCGTTTCCACTTCCGCCGCGCGGAACATATACAAGACTGGCAAGCGTTTTTGCAAAGCCAACAAACAGCGAAACAATCATTTTCGCCAGCTCGAAAAACAGCAAAAACAGCTTTACAGCTAGAACGCCGATTTTATACAAAAAGTACAGCATCCCGTCAATCAACGCGTAAATGACTTCAAAAAACCCGACGATTAAATCAATAAGCCCTTGAAACAGCTTTTTTAACAGTCGCCCTATCCACTTTATGACTGACCATATGACATCAAAGAGCTTACCAAACGCATCGCCGAGTATGCCTGATACTACTAACGGCACAAAAATCATCGTTATCACTTGCTTATCACCTGCGAATCAGACTATATAACAGCCCAATCAGCTTTTCACCGAACATTGCTACTGCGAAAATAAATAGGATGGGCGTAATATATGGCATGTACCGTTGAAACACGATTTCAATGACCTCCTGTACGATATTGACATTCATGACTTCATACGCCCTCCTTTTACGAAAATCGTTTTTCGCAAAAATGCAATAAATGGCCTCCAAAAAATGAATACAAACAACACTAAGATCAGCGGAGCCGCCCAGGAGAGAATGTTAACAACAGTTTTCATGAAATCATCGAATGTTATGGGGAATTCAATTTTCTTCCCTACTGCTGGCACTTGTACAGCCTGTCCTTCTGTCCCAAATTGTCCGACCGGCACTAATTTTGCGTCATATCCTCCAAAGAAGTCCGTCTTCATATCTTCTTTTTTAATCATTACTTGCTGGGATGCTGCATCAACTACTGTATAACTCTTTCCACCGATCAGTACTTTCACTGATCCTTTTGTGGGGCTTGTCCATGTAACGATATAGTCGCCGTTTTCGTTTTGCGTTGTCGCCACACCAGTTAAGACCGGAGCAGGCTCTGACGGTGTTTTCGTTTCGATCGTTACCCCTTGCGACTCATTTCCCTCTATATTGACCGATGTCACCTTATACGAATACGTCGTGTCCGGTGTGACCGTCAAGTCCGTCCAGTACGTTCCGTTTGTTTCAAACATCGGCGTATAGCCATCCGATGTCGTAGCGGCGGAAACAGCTGTCGCGCCAAAAAGTTGATCCCAGAACGATTGTTGTTCTATCTTTTTTCGATATATCTTCACATGCGAGAAAAACTCGCTATCTGGAAGTTTCCAGGATAACTTCACACGGTCGTATTTTGCGTCGGCTTGCAGGTCAGTGATATCTTCTATCGGTATTGTTGTCTTTGCGGTTGCTGTCTGTCCTGACGATGAATATCCTCCATTGTATTTCGAAACAATTTTTACTGTGTAGGATGTGTTTGGACTCAGATCAGTAAATGTATACGTCGTTGTGTTTTTATCCAAAGATGTGATGAGTTTTTCGTTTAAATAAAGATCATTGCCGATAAATCCTAAGCCGTCAGGATCATCTGGATTTATCCATTTTGCAAAAATCGAATAGGGAGAGGGAGATAAAATCAAGTTCGCAACATCGGGCGGCGGTGGAGTTTTTACCGATGTTGTTATCCCCTCTGATTCATTGTTACTCGTATCGAACGTCGTTATTCTAATATTATATGTGGTATTAGGTTTTAATTCGGTTAATCTATAAGATGTTGTGGTACTCCCCAAAGTTTTCACTAAAACCCCATTTACATACAATCTAGTTCCTGTGTAATCACTATCAGTAGGTTTATTAAAGGTAAGCAAAATCGTTGTAGTAGATGACGTTGTGACTAGATTTGTCACTTCATGTGGTGGTGTTTTGTCAATTGGCACCGTCATTTCAACCTCATAAACCAGCAGCGGAAAGTAATCTGCGTAAGATGTAGAATAGACTGTGACTTCTGTAGCCTTGTCCGGAATAGCAAAATCATACGCAATTAAACTAGTTGTATAAATTTTAATATTACCACTATCCCAAACTACTCCTTGAGAATTAGAAAACACAATTCTATATGATCCCAAATATTGGTTTACTGGATAGTTAGTAGTTCTGAGATGTATTTTCATTGAATTCGAACCAGAAGGAATTAGATATTTGATATATCCATTCCCCCCCAAATTAGTATATGAAGTCAGATTACTATCAACAGAATTTTCGGGGTTATATCCCGCTACAGGGCTGACAGAATTAATAACGACAGGAGAGACGTAACCGCTCGTTACAGCCGCAAAAGCAGAATTCAAAAAAGAAAATGAAATAAAAAATATACAAACTATAAAAGTTATTCTTACCCGCATTGTTTAATCACTACCTCCCCCCACTCCCATCCGGATCATCAGGGTGTTTTTTGTAGTATTTTGATCCTTGTATGCCGTCGTCTTGGCTTGGTATTGGCGCGTTGCCGCCGTTGTCACCGGGGCTTGGCGGTGTGTCGCTGTTTTGGCTTGGTATCGGCGCGTTGCCGGTGTCCGGTGTCCCGCTTTGGTCTTTTGGGATCGGCATTGGCTGGTCATCCGGCTGTTGTGGATGTCCGGCATCCCATCCCCCTGCATCCGTGTTTCCCGGCTCCGGCATCTTGTCCGGCAACGGCGGCAAAGTATCTATCGGATTCACAATATCGAAGCCTCCCGATTCGTCTTCACGAAATTCAATTTCCGGCGCTTCACTCTCGATACGATCTTTCGTAAATCCCGATGTATCCAATCCTGAATCAGGCATGCTTGGCACTTTATTCTCAATGCCGTGTGTGTCCACCCCCGGGAGATCTGGCGGCTCTGCAGGCGGTGACGGCGCTGTTCCCAACATCACTTCAAGGTCGGCTACAAGTTTCGGCACAATCGTATCGCGAAAAATGGCCGCGACTTGGTTCCAGTTCGGCGCAGGAGGGATGGCATCTCTAATTTCATTGAGCTTCCCCATATACTGACTCCATCCAGGACAATTGAATAGGTCGCAACCAATACAGCTGTTTCCAGCCGAATCAGCCCCCATAAAAACTACATGCCTTGATAAATCATTATCAGACCATGCCTCTAACGCATGAAATTCTCCTACTGATGCCCGAATCCTAAAACCTTTTGCTCCTGGAGGAAAGTTATAATCAGAAAATCCAGCCAAGGCTGATGATCCCAATAAATTCCCCGACGCATCAAACCATTGCAGTGCACCTTGTCCGGATCCTTGAATTTTTACCCTTGTCCAGTTGTCGTCATGATATATACTGTCTGCCCAAAGGATTGCATCGCCGCTTTGGGATCCAAAATATCCATAGATACATTCGCCGTTTGAACATACTGCATCAGCTGCATACGATCGATCGGGCAAGATCATCACATATGCAACCGCTATGGCTAAAATCATCAATGTCATTTTTTTAACCATATAATATATCCCACGCCCCCTATGTTAAAAAAGGGGGACAGTGACATCCCCCTTTTTTGGCTCATTACTTAGCCGTGGCGCGTCCAAAAATAGACTTGATAAAAGAAATGATTTTCGGTGCGAACCCAAGCGCCAAGGCAAGCAACACAAACGGACCCACCCAAGAAATGAGGCTGTTGACACTGCCGATTAAATCTGAAACCGAAAACGGCAACGTCAGCCCAGAAAGATCAATAGCGGCACCTAAAGCAGGCATGAATGATTCCTCCTTGATTTAATAAGATTTATTTCACTAGCAATGCTAGTTGAAACCTAATACCGTCGTATTTCATAATCATCAGTCTCATCCTGTCTGTTGATCTCGTTTTCATTGGCAAAACTTTTTTTAATGACCAGGATCAACAGCGATATAGCACCGGCCGCTGCCATGATCATAATGGCAGGTGCCGCATAAAACAAAATCCATTTGACGTAATACCAAAACTCATCCAACCTCGCTGGCGTAAAAAACGTCTGAAACTGTGGCATCTTATCACGACCTCGATCTGATCGCCACGATCACGCCATGCAACAGCATCCCGACGGCGACAATGGCGACGACAAGCATGACGAAGGGAGCAACAGTTTTCAATAAAAATCCGAAAACACCCCAAAAAAACGACCAATCGAACACATTCCCGATACTGGACATTTTCTCCCTCCTTATCTCATCGCCTGATAAATCGCCGTCGCCACGAAACAGAATGTCAAAAAAATCGCCCAGGATGCTAACGCAGTGATGACATCGCCGTTACCAAATACAACCTTAAATGCATAGGCAACCAGCGTTCCTGTGGTTACCATCGCTGTTTCGCCCCTTTCAGAGCTGAAACCAAAAACATCACAATGGGATGCAATATCAAGCACGATCCGATGATGACGAGGTAGGCACCTAAAATATCTTTAGGAGTCGCAAAAATCAGGCTGTACATCATCCTACCTCCTCATAAATCGCTCTAACACCATAAAAATCAACATAGCCGCTAATATAACAGAAATGACGACATCGCCAAGGGTGATCTCATGTATGACCACAATATTTCCTTCTTTCGTTTCGATGACGGTATGTCCGCGCATCTCAACATATGTAATATTGGATGATTGGCCATTCATAATATTCACCCCTCACAATTTAAATGTACAAGCCTGCTTGGCTCTTTCATATCACCAAAAAATTTTGGTCATATCAGTGCAGAAACCGGGCGAAGACAGCTTCGCCCGGCCAACATGCCTTTTATAAAATTCTGCTTTATTCTCCGTATAGATTAAAACATTAAAAACCGCGTCGTGCATTTTTATAGATATATATAATATCTTTAAAAACTTACACGTTTACTATAAAATTCCTTCCCGTTTTTGTTTTCCCCGTTTCAATCGTTGTAATCCAGTCGTTTAAATCTTGTTCTGAACATCCAAGTTCTTTTAGTTCTTGTGGAAACTCATAAAATTTCCTTTTCCACCGGCGCATCTTCTTCAACGCCTGCCTAGCCTCCCCGAAGGCATATACTCGCCGTTCGCGTCTCGTTGAATATTCCTGACTACCATCATACACACACAGATAAATATATCGCTTGCCATTTGATTTCACCTGGGACAAATACATTTTTCACACCTCCATCACCGGACTAGATAGCAGATGAATCCTCCCATGATAATCAGAAACAAGCCGGAGAAGACTACTGTCTCCAAGAAGTCTCTTACTTTACTATTCATTGATCCCACACTCCTTTTCTTCACACTGGGAATATATCCCGCATTGACATTTTAGTTTTGGAATTACCTCGATGCTCCAAATTTCAAATCCGCACTGTTCGCAAAAAAATCGAAACATTCCTCATTTCCCCTTTTGTTCTTTAAGGCAATGATATTCGTGATTCAGTTCTGACAGCGTTAATTCATCCAATAAACGCCCCTCAACAGTTTTTCTGTACCCCGCAGCCTGCAACTGCTCAATCCGTTTAACCCTAACTTGTTCGATCGCCTCGCGTAAGTATAATTTAAAAGCAGTCATGTTACTCCCCCTTCTTTATAGAGAATATATATTTGCTCGTCCTTCCTGCCTTTTTAGCCATTCTATGAAACCAACTGCTTCGGCCAATGCATGATGAAAAGGAACGCGATTAGCTAAAACTTTTATTCGATACGGACGGGGATCACCGTGAATGTAGCTTCCTCGCCAAACGATAGCTTTATTTCCTTCCCGCTCAATAAACAAGTACGATCCTTTCCCATATCGGAACTCATAAAGCTCTCCATACGCATATATCAAAAATCCATACCGCCGGGCTTGTTCATTTTCTTCCAACCGCCTTTTGATTTCCTCCTTGTGCTGCTGGATTTGTTTTTTTAAATCCATTGGCAAGCTCCCATCTTTATAAAGCAAGCTGATTTTGTTGTTTTTTACTTTTATTTGAATATTTAGATTTTCTAATCTGTAAAAAATGTTATATAACATATAACTCCCCCTTATCAGTTACTTAGTTACTTCAAGTTACTTAAAAAGGGGTATTTTCCGTATAATTCACCCATAGAGAATATTCCTAAAAACGGGTAACTCATGGTAACTAAGTAACTATATTTCTTCCTCAACTAAGTTACTAGTTACCTCAAGTGACTTATTTTTCGGTATTTCCTCAAAATTATCGCCTATAGGCGATTTACCGGAATTTGAGTAACTGGAGGTAACTTTATAACTTTCAGCGGAAAGACCGATGCCGAAAAAGAATGTTTTGTTTCCGGTGGATTTCCGTTTTTCGAATCCGCGCAGCACCAATCTCGCAGAAAACTTTTGCTTTTTCAACGGGATTTCACTGTTTTCCTCGCACCAGCTGATATATTCCTTATACAACTCGTTCAGCTGGACTTTTGCTCCTGGATGGATCACACAACAATCATTCAAAAAATTGCTGAGCAGATCCATTTCCTCTTTATATTCATCCGTCGCGTTTTTCACTTCGTCCGGCTCGCCTAAACCTTCTTTTTGCCATTTCAAGCATCCTTCAACAGCCCAACGCAAAATGCCTGGAAGCTCATTCAGCAATTTTTCAGGTAGATGCTTGTCTACCTGTTCTTTTGGGATCGTATACGTGAATGGCACAAGACGAATACGTCGCCATATCCCTTCATCATCGCCTTTGATGATTGGCTTATGATTTGTCGTGAAGAAAATCTTGAATTCAGGCACAAATTCGAAAAATTCCTTGCGTAGGAAACGGGCTGTGATCGGTTCGCCTCCCGTCAGCTGCTTGATGAGCGATTCACTGAGGCGCTGGCCGTCTTCGCTCTCAACGGCTGATACAAAACGTGCTCCATGCAGTCGGGCAATATCGTTATTGATCCCTGAATCGTTCATTTTTGCCGTGAATGTATTGGAGTTCGTCTGTTTTGCATAGTCTCCTAGCAACGCCTTGACAGTGTTGATAAACGTTGATTTACCGTTTCGCCCCGTTCCCCATAAAAAGAAGACGACTTGCTCGGATATATCACCCGTTAGTGCGTATCCGATCGCTTTTTGTAAAAACTCGATAATGTCTCGCTTAACTTCATCACCATCACGAAAGATGGACTCTAGGAATGCAATCCACGTAGGGCATTTTGCATTTGGATCATAATTCACATGCGTATTTTTAGTCATCATATATTTGCGGTCGTGCGGCAACAATTCTCCTGTCCGTAAATCCACCACGCCATTTGCGCAATTCAGCAAAAATTTATCCTTGTTCAGCTCATCCTGGCTGATCGGCAACATCGCTTCCGCCCTGGCGATTGAGTTGAGGAATACGGAGCTTTTTTCACTTGCTTTCGCCCATTTCAGCAGTTCGTTTCGTGCATCGTTATTTTCTTCTTGTGCTACTTCTGCATACATTTCGCGAAACGTCCGAATTGCAATGCGTTCAATCTGCTTTTTCTTGTCCTCTACCCATGTTTTTCCATCCCAGATGAGCCATTCCTCAAATTCGACGCAATAGCGCAAGTTTTGACCGTTCCGCGCGACAAGTCGTTCGGCGTTGCCCATTTCCGTTAGGTTGAACTTTTTCCCTTCTTTTCGCGATGGAGAAGGCATCGGTAGCGGTGCAAAATAGTCCGTTCCACTTGGTTCATGTTTCAATGCACTATTTAATGTGTTTGCAAATTCACGCTGGTCTAATGGAGGAAGAAAAAAATAGCGATTTAGGAAGCTGGCTATTTCACGGACTTGTTCTTGGGTGTAACCAAATTCAACCAGACGGCAACAATGGGAAAATAACGCATTATTACGTCCACCCTCGGGCATCGGGATTGGAAACGGGCGTTGCGCTTTGTCAATTTTTTTTAAGCGTTCAAAGAAAATTGGCATCGGCGACAGTTCTCCGTCGGCAATATGTACCCATTCGCGTCCGCCTGTATTTTCGCTTGGAAGAACCACTTGACCGCGCCCGGAAAGCCGATAGTCGCCGACAAAGCCGCCAGCCATGAGCACTGTCGCGTCTTGTCCTTTGATTTTCCCTGTCGAACGAAAGAAAAATTGAAAGCCTCGTATTGTGCGAATCGCATGAAATTTATATCCTTCACGCAAAAGCGCCTTAAGAAGCATCTCCCCTTCTTCCTGCTCGTCGATGTCAATAACGTCATACCCGTCTGGAATAACAAGACCTGTCCACCCTTTTTGCCGCAACCAGGCACGAATCTCTCCTTCTGTCATGCCTGGGCGATTTAGATCTTGCCATCCCTTCATGCAAGGCCGTTTCGCGACACTGTATGCTTTTTGCGGATCAGATTCATTGTTCATCCGTGAATAGCCAATCAGTCGAATAATCTTGAGGGGCTTTTTCGCTGATGGAAAAAGCCTCTCAAGACTCATTTGAAAGTCAAGTGCTGCCTGCAT